AGCCTACGTTTACAGTCTGCTAGTTGTCAAGTAGCAGGCTGCTACCTAACAGGTAACAGCCTGTAAGCACACCTCGACTATATGCAGCTGCACGCCATCTAGTGCGTGATTACAGAACGCGTCACTACGGTTTGGGGAGGCTTGAACGTCTCGAACTACTGCGGTAGAAGGGCGGCTTCAGCTGGAGAGCGGAGGGCGGCGATGGACACCGCCCTCCCAGAGACGAAGGGAGCGAAGAGATGTCCCAAGATGCCACGGCTAGCGACGGCCGTCAACTCGACCTCATCCCGCGCATCTTCACGACCGGTTCCTTGAACCTGCTAGCCGGCGCCTCGGGCGTCGGCAAGACCGCGCTGGCAGCCAGCCTGGCTCGCGCGTTCCGCGACGGTACGCCCATCTTCGGCCACGCCGTCAATAAGCCGCCAGCTGTCGGCTACATCAATGGCGACCGGAGCTGGGAGCACGGCGCCGGTTACTGGCTCGCCGAGGCTGGCTGTTCCGACCTCTTGCACTACAGCATGAAGGACGATCCGCAGTTCAACCCCCGCAGCCTGCGCCAGGGACGCACGGTCTGCCTGACCAGGCTCATCGACCGCCTGCAGCTGCCGCCCTACAGCGTCGTCTTCATCGACCCGCTCAGCATGTTCTTCGGCGATCTGAACCGTTACGAGGAATGTGCACAGACGATCTCCGAGATCCAGTACGCATTGCTGCCGCGCCAGCTGACGGCAATGGGGCTCATGCACTCGGTCAAGCTCAAGGCCGATAAGCGCGAGCGGTACCTACGGCCACAGGACAGCATCCTGGGCAGCGCTGCGCTTTTCGGCTACTGCGATACCCAGTGCTACCTCGCGAGCCCGCAGGAGACTGGACGGCCCTACTACGCGTTCACCCTGCATCCGCATCTGGCGCCGCTCCAGACCTTCTTCCTGACACGCGACGCAGCTGGCCTTTTCATCCCCTACGACGGCTTCGATGACAAGAACCTGCAGGCGCTGCTGGCCCTGATACCGCCCGATTACACCGAGATCGACCGTCCCGAGCTGGCTGAGCGCGCCGAAGCCATCCCGATGTCGCTGGCTACGGTGAAACGCGTGCTGCGTGTGCTCATCGACCGTGGGTACGTGGAGCGCGTACGGCCTGGCATCTATCGCCGTCGACAGCTGGTGACGCACTAGGCGAAGAAAAAGCGGGTACCGCAGGGACGGGGGAGAGGGGCAGAAACGTGCGCTAGTACCCTAGTAATTAAAGTACTTAAGCCGGCTCCTCCTACCGTGAGCCATGCGAGCCAGGCTGCTCTGGACTACCCTTGGCTCAACTCTACTGTGAGCCTACTCATCTCCCTACAGCTGTAGGAGATACCTGCTGTTGGCTCACTAACTAACCCCCTATGCCTGGTAGTAGGTTGTGGCTCACCAGCTCGACCGCTACCAGACGTGCACAAGCCAGCTGGACGCGCGCCCTGTGTACGTACTGGTACTAGTACGTACTAGTACGCCTGAGGCTGCTCATCTTTGGCCACGCTCTCCAGTACCCGCTGCAGGCTGCCGGCGAGCGCCAGGAGATCGGCTTTGGTGAGATCGAAGGACACGCCCTGGAGGGCTAGCCTGAAGCGGTCAGGACGGCCCAGGACGCGTTCGACGCGGGGAGAAAGGCTACGTGGCATCCCCTGCCGCCTTCTTGGCTTCCAACGGCCGATACTCCAGTGAGCGAAGGATAGCAGCCGCCTCCGCCAATACCGATCGCTCACGGTCGCTCACGTCGCGGTCGTACTTGACCAGCAGTTCACATACGACGCGTGCGTTGTTCAGTTCATCAAGGTCCGGCTCATAGACGCTCATTGGTTGTCTCCTTTCGCTCCTGCGTGGTTGGACGCAGAAGCATATGCTTTGGTTGCACCGCGCTTCGGTGGCACGCGGTCGGCCAGCAGCTGCTCGACCTCGTGCGCCTGCAGCTGCGCGACATAGCGCCGCTTCAGCCGCGCGGTGCGCCGCTCCAGCCACGCCAGCTGCAGCGGCGTCAGTACCGCGCCGACTTCCGCGCGCTGCCAGGTCAGGTAGGCAGCCGCGATCCGATGCTCGCGCAGCGTCATCACAGCCACCCAGCTAGTCATCATCGAAGTCGCGCCCGAGGCCGGGATCGGTGTGGTGCGTGTCGTAGTCGTCGTCGTCGCGCCTGGCCTGTGTACGGCCGCGCGCTTCCCCGTCGCGCCTGGCTTCGTCCAGCCAGGCGCTGATCCCGAGCACCAGCAGGAATACGACGAAGATGCTCACTGAGTACCTCCTGTCAGGACGTAGGGCAGGATCCATTCCTGGCTGCAGCTGTTGCAGTAGAGGCGGTTCATCGCCAGCGCGCAGTTCTCCTGCGGCTGCACTTCGGCGTTGCAGTGATCGCAGACCACCAGGTCGCCGAGCGGAAAGACCTCGACGGGCGCGCCATCGAAGGACGAGACGCGCACGTCGCGGGTCGCCGGGGGGTACAGCTGCAGGAACTCTTCCCTGGTCAACAGCCGCACGCGCTCGGGCGGATCGTCCGGGTAGTGCATCATCGTCTCAGTCATTGGTTGTCTCCTTCCGCAGCTGGCTCCAGCGACAGGCCACGCAGCCAGTCACTGAAGCAGCGCTCGCACAGGTCAACTTCGTGCTTGGCATCCGAGAAGCGGATCTGTGCCGAGACATTGCGCAGCCGGTGGCCGGCTGGCAGCTGGTTCGGCCAGATGTGATCGCGGTCGTGCAGCACTTCCACGCCGCAGATGTCGCAATGCTTGCGCATCATGATGCGGCCTCGCTCTCTGCCGCTGGCTGGGCCTCGCGCTGCCACAGCAGGATCCGGTGATTGATGCGGTTCACACCGTCGCCGATCGACAGCCAGTCGTAGCGGCTGTTGTTGTGGGCGGTTTCCTTGCGCTCCACCGCGATGCCGCTGCAGCCGAGCGCCTCCGCGACGCGCCCGACATAGTCGCCGAAACTGCGCGTGTAGCCGCGCGCCTCGCTGATCTTGTTCAGCCGGTTGTTGACGATGCGCAGTGTCTTGGCCATCGCTTCCGCTGTGCGCAGGTCGATTGCGTACGGCTCGCGGTACTCACAGGCATAGCCGTAGACCGCGTCATCACGATCCCGCAGCTGCGTCCGTTCGTCGCCCTGGCAACTGACCTGCAGGCTGCCCACGCGTACGCCGTTGGCGTCGTCAATGAAACGCGGCAGCCACTGGTGGTCTTCGTAGCGCTGCTCGCAGACGTGCGCCTGCAGCTTGAAGTAGCCGTGATCGCGCGATTCATGGACTACCAGGTAGATCTGTTGCTTCGTGCTCTTCGTCGCCATGGTCGTTCTGTCCTCTCTGCCGGCAGCTGCCGGCGCTGCTATTCGTCCAGTGCTTCGGTGACGTCCAGCTTGACTTCGTACTCAGTCGATTCGTCGCCGGCCGTCCAACCAGTCTCGACCTCGCGGCCACGACGCAGGCTGTCGGCTTCTGCTTCAGCTGCCTGCTCGGCCTGCTCCATCGTGTCGGCTTCGAACACCTTGAAGAACGGTGTATAGATCGCCCGTTCAGTCATCACACGGAATCTCGCCATGTTGGTTATCTCCTTTGCCTGATTAGACTGTAAAGCATATGCTTTGGTTGCAGGCGCTGTCCTGCCAGGTCGCGTAATGCCTCTATTCCATCTCGATGTACCGCTGCACCGTGGAATCTCGAAAGCCTGCGTGCGAGAATGTCTCGCCCCGACTATCGATCCCGACGATCAGCAGCTGCGTCTTCGATACCTTGCGCCCGTCATAGCTCTGTGCAGCTGGCCGGACGTCGAACACCTTGACCCATGTCTGTCCGCCCCATCGCAGCAGGTCGGCGACGCGCACCTGGTCGACGCGCACCGTCTCGGTTCGCGTCATGTCGTAATGCTTCTCGGTCATGCTCTCGCTCCTCCTCTCTCGCTGTTCGACGTGAAGCATATGCTTTCGTTCCTGGCAGCTGCCGGACCGTTCGCCCGACAGCTGCTCGCCTCGCTCGCTCGCTCGCTAGTAGCGCACCGGCTCGCCCCGCTCCAGGCGCCGCCGCTCGCTCGCCCGCAGCTGCCGGCACGGGCACGCGGCTCGCCGCGCCAGGCCGTGCGCCTGGCAGTAGACGTAGCCGCGGTTGTCGATATGGGTCACCGGCTGCTCGCAGCTGCGCAGCATGTCGCAGCGCAGCAGCTGCCGGCGTGTCGCGCCGACCAGGATCTCAGTCATGTCTCGCCCCTCCAGGCGCAGCAGCTGCCGGGCGCTCGCTCCCAGCAGCTGCTCGCCGCGTCAGTCGTTGAGAATGCTCACGTCGCGCCAAGCGGTTGCCGCGTGCGGGTAGATCAGCTGGCCGGCGCGCAGCCGCAGCAGCTGGCGATCGGTCTCATCCGCGCAGGCTGGCGCCGCGTACGTGCCGTAGATGTGTGCGGTACCCGTCCATACGTCGGTCAGGCCGTTGTCGCGTGCGACTTGGGCGTAGTACTCCGTGTGAACGGGGCCAGTGTAGATTCTGAGGCGGTAGTACGTTGTCGTCGTCATTGTCATCGCTCCCTAGCTGCTAGATCTTAGCGCTTGCGCATGCCGATGATCGCGACGACGATCGCAGCCAACGCGACGTAGGCCACGACGATGCCGCCGACGATGTTTACCAGTTGTCCAGTCACAGTCGTAACGCTCCCTCATCAGGCGGGTTCATTCCCGCGACGCCAGCTAGGTGGCTGGCGTTTCGTCAGAGCATCAGAAGTCGATGTCGTCGCGTTGCAGCCGTGGCGCGGGTGCTGGCCCGGCGTACGCGAAACTTGGTGCAGGCGGACGGATGATTGGCGACGGCAACAGCGGCGCCATCGGTCCGACATCCGGCTTATCGACGCCAGCCGGCTTGACTTTGACTGGCTTGGCTGGCGCGTCGACCACGGCGCGACGGCGGATCGTCGCGTTGATGGCGCGGTCACAGTCGGCGAAGCGGTCGATCGTGGCTTGCATCAAGTCGGCACGCGCAATCGCAAGGCGGTAGACGTGCGCAGCCAGCTGCAGCGCATCGTCCGACAGCGTCGCGGTCACGTTCGTCGCGACGACAAAGTTGAACGCGCGCAGACCGTAGTGCTCGGCGGTTTCGTCTGGCTGACGTGGTGCAAGTTCCGGCAATCGTGGGTACGTCGTCGTCATCGTCGTTGTTCCTTTCGTTTGGCCCGTCTGGCCGTCCTGGACGTCGTAGGCGCGTCCAACAGCTGGCCCGAAGGCGGATCCCTCGGGCCAGTTCGTTCGATGCGCCTAGGGCGTGCTAGGCAGCCACAGCGACGCGTCCTTTCGCCAGGATCTTGGCGGCGAGTTGATCCAGCGTCAGCCGTTCGTCCTGGAAACCGGACTGCTGGCTGATGGACGTGAGACCTTGCGCGATGCCCCAATACGAACGCGGCGACGCGGCGAACTTCTGTTCACAGCGGTCGTAGGCGTCGATCGCGTCCTGTTCGGTCGCACCCATGCGGCGAAGTTCATCGACTACGCCGTCCTTGGTCTCGGCGACCTGCAGGTCGATGAGACTGCGGATCAAGGTCTCATCGGTCGATGCCGGGCGATTGCTGATCCGGCGGATCATGGTCCCAAGTTCACGCAGCACATCGCGCAGCACTGACTCACCCACGTGGCGGCGGCGATAGGTCTGACCGAGCGCGGCGCCCCAAAAGTTGTGATTGCCGCAGACGTACTGATAGAGAACTTCCTCCATCAGCCACGCGGCTGCCCCAACTTCGCTGTTGCGCAGCATGATGCCGCGAAACATCTTGCCGTCACCGTTGCGGATCGACGGATCGTTGACGATGCTGCCGCCGTTGACGAGCACAACGAAGCTGTCGCGATCGCTGGCGTAGCTGCCCGCTGGCTGGCCGTCCCATGTCGGCGGATTCGTCCATCCCTGGCGGACGCACAGATCCTGCACGACGGGCGACAGCCAATCGGCGTCGTAGAGACGGCCGTAGGCTTCGGAGGTGACCGCGCGCAGCAGGACGCCCGAATCCTTGCGCTGTGCGAGTAGCCGCGCTGTGCTGCCGGGTGTCGATGCCTTGATGCCATGGTTGAGCGCATCGGCGGCGATCTGGCTGGGCAGACTGCGCAGGTAAGCGGCTGGCGCGCCCAGCATCTTGCACAGCTGGCTGTGAGACCACGGTGTCAGGTCGGCAAGGCCACGCGGCGACTGAACTTGCACGGCGCCGTGGCCGGCGGTGGACGGAACAACCTGCAGATCCTTCAGGTTGTAGTCGATTTGCTTGCTCGCGCCCTTGCGAGCCACGGAGAAGTCGAGCAAGGCTTGGGGCGACGCAAAGCGCTCGTCCTTCGGGCGGTTGTAGTACTGGGTGGCTGCGGTCGTGATCACGGTGTGCATCGTTGTGTCCTTTCGGGTTTCGGCCGCATGGGATTTGCGGCTTCATCCGATAAGACGGCGCAGGCGGCTGCTAGGTTGCAGTCTGTTAACTGCTAGGATGTAAAAGATTGTAACGGCGCGCAGCTGTGGGGCGAAAGTCGGGCGCTGTGTCTGATAAGCTGGGTTCTGTTAACCTGGACATCGACAGCTAACCTGTTGCTAGTGCGCGACTTAGCGTCTGGCACGCTTTCGCTTGCGCGTTATCTTCGCCGTTCGCTGGCCGCGTCAGCCGCCGTCCGGGCCGTCCGGCCATCCATCCAGCTGGCTGGCTGAGTCAGCCGCTGCAGCTGGGTCTAGCTGTGCAGCTGGGCGTCAGCTGTGCAGCGTTGTCGCGCGGCTGCATTGTCCGTAGGGACGCCCCCGGCCTGAGGGCTCCCGCATGCACCCGGACTCAGCGCAAATTTTTGAAGGCGGCTCTCTGAGAGGGGGGACTAGACAGACGCGCCCGACCGTGCGTAGCTGTCCAGGTGCTCCGCAAACTCACCGCCGCGCTCCTCCTGCGCCGCATGAGTCGCGACTTGCGCGAGATCGCGTCAGCGCTCGCAGTCCAAAACGGACTGCTCGCGCGGATCGCCGATCACATCGCACCCGCCACTGCCCTGCCCTCACGCGAGAGCGTGCAGCAGGACACCGGCCTCAGCTTCCTCGATGACCATGAGGCGGCTGCCGCGCTCGCCTACATCGAACGCACGGCGAAAGACACTGGCCATCTGCCCGACGAGGAAGAAGTCCTGGTCTATCTGGCCGACGAGAAGACCCAGTCCCTGCAACAGCGACTGATCGAGCGCGATGAGCAACTGCAACGCCTCGCGCAGGAGCGACGCTGGTGAAAGAGAAACCTGCGCTCAAACAACGCGCGCTCATCGGCGAGCCGCTCTACCTCGATCCCTGCGAAGTGGCACGCTTGCAGAAAGTGCAACCGCCCTTCGAGATTCCCCGGCGCAATTACGGATCGCCCGAATCGGGCTTGATCGCGCTGCAACTGCTCGGCGGCCGCCTGCATCGCCGCCATGAGGCCTGAGTGATCACCCTCAACAAGCGCCACCGCACCTCACTCGACGATGCGCGCAAACGCAAGACGCCGCTCATCCCGGCGCGGCCCGATCTGCTCCTCAGCCAGAAAGAAAGTTTCGAGAACGGCGAGGCAGTCGAACTGTTCGCGCGCGTACTCGGCGGCCGTCAGAAGCTCACCGCCATCCTCCAGGTCGCCGATGCCAGCGGCATGGCCGACCAGGTCGTCGATCGCCTGCTCGATCCGCGCTACCAGACCTGGAGCCTGCGCAGAATCTGCGAGGATGCCGGCATCACCGTCGCCGACCTGTTCGTCACCTATCGCAAAGCCTGCGTCGTCCAGGCGCACATCCGCGCCGCGCACATCATCGCCGCGCGCCTGCCGCCGATCGTCGAGGATGTGATGGAGCGCGCCACGCCGCGCATGGTGACCTGTCCGAGCTGTCGCGGTGACAAAGTGCTCAACCCGACCAACAAGCGGGTCGCCTGCCCGACCTGCGATGGCAGCGGCAAAGTTCTCACCGAGCCGCAGATCGAACGGGTGCGCCTCGCGCTCGAACTCGCGCACCTCACCCAGAAAGCAGGCCTGACCTTGCTCCAGCAGCAGAACCAGATCACCACCACCAACCAGACCGTAGTCACCAATGGCGGCCTGGAGCAGCTGCAGCAGGTGGTCGGCGATCTGCTCTACAGCCCGACGCGTCGCCGCAGCCTCGCGCCGCCGCTCGATCCACCCCTCGACCCGCCGCCGGTCGAGGAACCTGACGTCGTGGATGTCCCGCTCAGCGAACCGGGTGAGCCCGACGGCGGTGACGAGGACGATGAACCTGAGACGCCACCCGAGGGAGGCAACTGATGGGATTCGGAGACTTCTTCAGCGGTGCCGGCGACATGACCGGTACGCTCAGCAAGGGCTTCCAGATGCCCCGCCCGGTGAGTCCCACCGCCACACCAGGCGGTGCAGCCGGCCCAGTCAGCGGCGCAATGCAGGGCGCGCCGACCGGCGCGGGTACCGGTCCGATGGGTGCAGCCGGCGGCGCGTCAGGATTCGCCATGGGCGACCAGCCTGGCGGCGGGACGGCTGGCATGGCCGGCGGCGCCAACGCGCTCCTGCAGGCGATACGGCAGCGCGGCGGGGCCATCGGCGCGGCAGCCGGCGGGGCGATGAATCAGGGCGCGATGCCGGGCGGCGCGGTAGGCGGCGCGGTGGCCGGCGGACTCCTCCAGCGGCTGATCCAGAACAACCCGCAGCTCCAACAGCAGATCGGCTCGCTGGGCAAGACACCCGGTGTGATGGCCGGGCCGACGCAACCGGGGACCATACAGCCCGGTGCGGGCGATCTCAGCCAGGACGCCGCCACCACCATGCAGCAGCCGTCGGTGTTCTACGGTCCGGGCTCGATGGCGGCGCAGCGTCAGATGCAGCTGCAGCAGCAGCAGCCGCAGACGATGAACCAGAACGCTGGCAGCGTGCAGGCGCCGGGCCGCAGCATCCAGAAGCAGCGCTCCTTGCGCGGCGGGCGGCGCTAGGTGTGTACCATCCAGACCTGATCGCGGAAGACGAAGCGGAGACCGCGCGGGTCTTCAAGAAGGTCTTCCCTACCGGTCTCCCCTGGTACTCCACCGACCAGAGCGCGGAGCTGACCACCCAGATCACCCAGACCGTCGATGAGGCCGGCAAGCGCATCCGCCCGCTCACCAAGACCGAGCAGGCCTTCGTCGATGCGACCAAGCTGCGCACGATGTTCGACTTCCCCTACTTCGCCGAGCGCTTCTGCTGGATCGACCAGGAGGGTCACGGCCTGCGCCGCCTCTGCCCGCTCTGGGAGAGCCAGAAGATGGTGCTCGACCAGCTCGCCCGCCTCCAGGTCGCCAATGTCAAGAGCGGCAACAAGGACGGGCTGCTCCTGAACATCCTGAAAGCCCGCCAGCTCGGGGTCTCCACGCTCTCGGAAGCGCTGGTCGCCCACCGCATCGTCACCCGCAAGCACATCCGCGCGCTCTCGGGCGCCGACGTCGAGGAGCAGGCCGGGTATCTGTTCCGCATGGTCGTCCGCATCTACGACCAGCTGCCGTGGTTCCTGAAGCCCGACCGCCTCTACTTCAACAAGAACCGTGAGCTGTCGCTCGCCAACCAGAGCTACCTCAAGACCGCCTGGGGCAAATCCACACGCGGCGCCCTGCAGGCGGTCTCCGGCACCGAGGGCAGCAAGGGCGCGATCGGACGCGGCCAGACCTACAGCGTCGTGCACATCAGTGAGCTGCCGACCTGGGAGAACCCCGAGCAGCTCGACACCGCGCTCCTCCCCGCCATCCCCTACGCGCCTGACACCCTGGTCCTCTACGAGGCGACCGCCGAGTTTGCCGGCGACTGGTGGCACCAGCACTGGCTCGCCAGCGGCAACGGCGAAGGGCGCTTTCGAAACATCTTCATCCCCTGGTCGGCAGAACCGAGTAAGTACTCGATTCCGCCTCCCGATGGTTGGACTCCCAGTCCAACCACTCAAGCGCACAGCGAGAAGTGCGAGCGCGACAGCCCGCGTTGGTTCGGCGGGAAGACCGTGCGCCTCACCCGCGATCAGCTCTACTGGTACGAGACCACGCGCCGCTTCTACGAGAGCAAGGGCCTCCTCTACAAGTTCCTCAAGGAGTACCCGGCCGACGACCAGGAGTGCTTCCAGTATGCCGGCCGCTCAGTCTTCACCCTGGAGCAGCTCGAAGCGATCGACCGCGCCGGGAGCCTGCGTCCCCTCAAGGACGTGTGGGCCGTGGAGCCTGCGATGGAGATCGCGCGCCTTCGCCGTGATGACGAAGCGCCAGCGGACCTCCAGGCGAAGCGGCCCGTCCCGCCGCTGGCACCCCACCGCGCGCCAGCCAGCTCCAAAATCGCCCACGA